AACCCATAGTTAAATCTCCTTAAGTAATTGATGTACTTGTTGTGTTCTCTCTTCTAATCTTGTAGCTAACGTATTAGTAATTACGATAGCTTGCCAAGATAAAATTAAGAATGAAAAAATTAAAAGATAAGTTCTCATAATTAGGAAGGGATAAAAAGAGCTAGAAATAAATCTAGCTCCAGATGTAATTTAATCGTCTAAAACTAAACGACAATAAAACGGAATTGTTTTTCCGTAAGCATCATAATGAAAATAATCAAAATGATCAGCTTCATCAAAAGGGTTAAGCTTAAGCCAAAGTTTTCCAGATTTAGAAAAACATTTCTCATATCTAATTTTTTTAGATATGAGAATTTTTTCGTATTCTGGATAAATGCAAGTGTTACCGATCATCGAATTAATCCCACGCTACTTTTATAACTAAGAATTTCCTAGTTGCATTTTCTGGATCAGAATCTACAAAACGTGACAGTGTGATTAACTCAATGTCTCCCTCATTTATTACAAATGAAGGTATCCTATCTATTGCCTTAAGAATGGCTTTTTGATCTTTTGATAAAGTCATTAAGCCACCTCATATTTAAGTCTTAAGTGTTCTCTAGTTATAGAGTCCTTAAACAATAAAGTATTAGGATGCTTTGGATCACTACTGTTAGTAGCTTCAAGAAACATCATGTTATCAATAAAATATTTTTTATTGATAAACTTTTTTGATAATGCAATATCAAAAGCCATCATGTAATTGTTCATAAGATCAATGTTCAGATAGCTTTGACGCTTGCGTAGTTCGGCTAGCTCCATAGGAAGGAAGGGAATAAATTTTCTAGTTACTTTTTTGATTCTTTGCTTTTGTATTCTCTGGAGCGGTTAATCTATCGAGATAGTCTTAACATCAGAGTAGTCAAAGTATCAAAAGGTTTAAAATCATATTTCGTACATAGGGAAAAAATTTTTCGCACCATGTACCAATTATGATAATATACCATATTGATATATTATATCAAAGTGATATTAAAGTCAAGTATATTAACAAATATTTCTAACTCCCTTCAGAATCGCTTCAGAGAGGCCAAATTTTCTAAGGTACTAACATAAGCAAGTTATATCAGAGTGCTATTAGAGAGGCATACAGGCCGTTTTTAGGGCATATGGGGTGTAGTTGCAAAAAAATTTTTGCTATGGCCCAGGCGAGGAACTTAAATATATATCCGAAATCTTCGTTACTTTGATTCAACTTTAATTGAAAGTTCTGGAGCTTGGATGTTTACAGTTTCTACGGATTCACCTATTACTTTGCCTAGGCTGTCTAGAATCTGTGCTGCTGTTTGTAATTGACCTTTTTTAACTGCTTTATTGAATAAGCGTACTCTCATTGCTTGTAAGCGAGGTAACATGTTTTCTCTATCTTTATCCCAATCTTCTGTGTTCCAATGTTTTACTTTATCCCAATCCTGCCAAGCTGTTGTTTCTGAAATTCCTTCAATTTTTGAGTGTTCGATTACAAGTTGGCGAGTAGTTTGGCCGTCTAATTGGCGTGAATATAAGCGTTGAGCACGTTCTTGAACCTTTTCTGCTGTTGATCTAGCAACAAATCTAGGTCTACCACGTTTTTTAGTTTGAGCTATTGGAGGAGTAATATCGTTGGGAAAGGTAGAAGAAGCCACGGACTTAATCTGAGAGGGGTTAATAATCGAATAATAACCTAAAAAAGCGAAATTAGGCTATAAATAGGGGGTATAGATTGAAATTTCTGTTATTTTTGAGTGTATGGCGGTAAAAAACAGACCAGAAATCAGTTTAAGGTACGCACAAGGGGAGGTATTTAATTGTGATAAAAGATTTCGGGTGTTGGTTGCAGGAAGAAGGTTTGGTAAATCATACCTTTCCTGTATCGAATTGCTTAGAGGAGCAATCAATCGGCCTGGGGAGACTTATTTTTATTGTGCTCCTACTTATAGGATGGCAAAAGATATTGCGTGGAAAGAATTGAAGAAATTAGTACCGAGAGTATGGATTCAAAGCAAAAATGAAACAGATTTAAGAATTGAATTAATAAATGGATCAACTATTGAGTTAAAGGGAACAGAAAATGCAATGGCATTGAGGGGTAGAAGTTTAGCGGGGGTTGTATTGGATGAAGCTGCCTTTATGGAACGTGATGTATGGGCTGAAGTTATCAGACCTGCATTGGCTGATAAACAGGGTTGGGCTTTGTTTATCAGTACACCAGATGGTACTGCCAGTTGGTTTTATGATATGTGGTGCTTTTGTGGTGAACAGGAGTGGGATGATTGGAAAAGATGGAGCTTTACTACGATAGAGGGGGGTAATGTTGCACCAGAAGAAGTTGAAGCAGCTAGATCACAATTAGATGCGAGAACATTCAGACAGGAATTTGAAGCTAGTTTTGAGAATTTAACTGGTTTAGTCGCTGTTAGCTTCAGTGATAACAATATTGATAAGGAGGTGGAAGACTTACATATGCTGCCATTGTTGTTGGGTTTAGATTTTAACGTTGACCCTATGGTAGGAATCTGCGCGTATAAACATGGCAACAATTTATATGTTTTTGATGAGATCATGCTGACAGGTGGTGCTACCACATGGGATTTTGCTGAAGAAGTTACAAGAAGGTATGGAGTAGATCGAAGAATTATTGCTTGTCCTGACCCAACGGGTAGTGCAAGAAAAACAAGTGGAGTTGGAGTAACAGACCATAATATTCTTAGACGCAGTGGATTTACTGTTATGAGTCCTAAAAGTCCGTGGAAGATAAGAGATAAGATTACTGCTGTTAATACTGCCTTACTTGATGCAAATGGAGATCAGAGAACTTTTATACATCCAAGATGTAAAGAATTGATAAAAGCACTTAGAACCCTTACATATGCACCAAATACTGGCTTACCAAATAAAAATTTAGGAGTTGACCATGCTTTTGATGCTTTTGGTTATCTTTGTTTACAACAATTTAATTTGGCAAAACCAGAGACATTAGGGCAAACTGCGTTTAGAATATACTAAGAGTTACTTTTTTTATTATGTATCACGGCTCTCATTCAATGACAGGTAAAAAGAAAAAGAAAAAAAAGAAAAAAACTACTAAGAAAAAGTGAGAAAATTTAGAAGAGTCAAAAGAGATAAAAAAACAGGAGTGCCTAGCAAATACCTTGCTGGTGCGAAAAATAAAGCTGCAAAAGCAAAAGAAATAAAAGAAACTGCCGAAAAATACAGAAAAGGGGAATATATTGATATAAAAGCTATTTCAAAATTACGTTCTCAACAAGATGACTCAAAGCGGAAGAAGAAAACCTCTAAGCGGTAAAATCAAAAAAAGTCTTGAAAAGAAGGCTGAAGATAGTAGGTTCTATTATGGAGAGCTTGCTAGAGTTTATCGAAAAGGTCAGGGAGCTTATCTCTCTGCTGGCTCTAGAAACGTTTCAATGGAAGCCTGGGCTATGGGTAGAGTAAATAGTTATATGACAGGACAGGGGGGTGCTAGAACGGCAGATAAGGCTATTTATGCAGAATATCAAAAGAAACGAAAACGTAAGTAAATGTAAAATAAATACTTCTAAGGTAATATGAAGTGTAATTATAAATTTTTAAAATGATTGAAATTACTGATGAAATGCTCGATGTAATCGAAGCAGTCAAAGGCAAGCGTAATCCTGCACTTTGGGATCCTAGATGTGAACAATATTTAGCAAATATGAAAAAAGGTACTGTAAAAAAGTCAACTACAAGTTAAACTATCTATAAATACTCTTTTTTCTTAGAATAATGGCATTTTTTCGTGGAGAAGAAGGTTCTGTTAAATTTAAGAACTCTTCTGGCACTACTGAGGCAGTAGTTTCAACTACAGGTTGGACTTTAGATACTACAAAGGACACATTAGATGTAACTGCTCATGGGGCAACATCAAGAAGTTTTGTTGGTGGATTAATTTCTGGTTCAGGAACTATTGATTTTCTTTATACAGCAGCTAGTGGTAACGAAACTGAAAATCTTGTTGATGATGTTTTAGTAACTGAAGATGCTGGCGATGCACAGTTTGAATTATTTTTAGATACTACTGGAACTAAAAAAGTAAGTTTTTCTGGAATTGTTACAGGAACAAGTCTATCTGCAACAACAGGCGATCTTGAAACTATAAGTGTTAGCTTCATTACTTCTGGTGCTATTACTAACACTATCTAATGCCTAAATCATCTTATTCAGCAAAGCAACGCAAACTTGCTGCTGTTGCCCCACCACGGGATAAGATTACGGCTGCGGATCTTAAAAAGCTACGTTCTAAGAAAAAAAAGAAAAAAAAGTGAAACTTACCACTCGCCAAAAAAATCTATTAGAAAAACATTCTGAACACCATAGCGATAAGCACATGGAGTTTATGAAAAGGCGAATGAGAGCAGGAGATACTTTTACACAAGCCCATAAAAAGGCACAGGCAAAGGTGGGAAGATGAAAAAAAAAGATCCTAGACTTACAAAAAATAGATTAGAAGATTTTAATAAACCAAAAAAAACTCCTAATCATCCAACTAAATCTCATGTGGTTTTAGCTAAAAAAGGCGATAAAATTCAGTTAATAAGATTTGGTCAACAGGGGGTTATAGGTGCTGGTAAAAATCCTAAGACAGAAAAAGATAAAGCTAGAAGAAAAGCATATTATGCTAGACATAATGCACAAGATCCCAATCCAGACTTTTTTTCTGCAAGATA